AATACGTTCTTGATTGTCTGACATATTAACAGTACCAAAAGCTCCTCCTGATATACCTGCTCCTATAGCTTCTTGGTGGATATTTTTTAAAGCTATTAATCTTTGTCTTGATGCTGTTAGTTCTTTTCCTGCGTGGTCTTTTTTTTCTTTAGCTTCTTCTTTTTCTTCTTCACTTCCATATTTTATATCAGAGTGATACTTCATATATCTTTGTTCTAAGCTTCTTTCTAATGCCCATTCTTGTTCTATTTCACTCTCTAACATTCTTAACCATTCATTTAAATCATCATAGTTACGTGGATCTACTTTAAGATCTTTACCACCTAATCTACCAATTAAAGCATTAGTGCTTTCTTCTTTTCCACTTCCTAAATCTTCCATATCAAAATCCGGTCCTCTATCTATCTCATCTACTATTCCTCTATCTATATTTTTAACTATACCCATATCAAAATCATCATCTTTTAAATTATAACCTAATGCTTGTTTTAAAGCTTTCCATACTCTTCCTGGTTTTCCTCCTACTAACATTCTTCTTTTTCCTTTTTCCATAATCCAATAATTTCCACCACCTCCTCTTGATATAACGGTACCATTAGAAAAATATGGATGTTCTTCTGGGTTTTCTAATGCGTCTATTTGTTCTTCTAATTCTTCTATTTTTTCTTCAAGTTCTTTTATTTCTTCATCTCTTGGATCTACAAAATTATTAACATAATCTGTACTTTGTAATATTAATTGTTGGTGAGATTTTTCTTCTCCTTCTTGAGGTATATCATAAAATAATGCGTCATAATCTTTAAAAAATTTATCTAAATCTATTTTTTTAGGGATATTCATTTCTTCAAAACCACGATTAACTAAACTTCCTAAAGATCCTGCTCCATACATCTTTTTTTCAATAACAACCATTTGTCTGTCATTTTGTATTTGAATACTTTCTGCAGTTTTTTCTGGAATTGGGACTTGTCTTTCTTGATATAAATCTGCCATTATCTTACTATTTTAAAGAAATAATCTTTATCAAATATTTGAATACCATCATTGTTATCAGTTCTAAACATTAATTTATAATAACGTTCTGGTTGTAATCCTTCCATATATAAATCAAAATACATACCATCTCCATCAGCACTTAATTTTGTACATTCTGTATCAAAAGGGATTACTACTTCATCTGTATCTGCGTCTCTTAAACTATAATAACTAGATGAAGGTAAATATTGTATATCTAAATAATTTGAACTTGTTGTAAAAGTTCTATCTGGGTATCTTTTTCTTGTAGTTAATCTAAAACGTTGTTTTGATTTTCTTTGAAACCTAGCTTTATTATTATGTAATTCTAAAAATATATCACCACTATTTAAAGTTGTAGCTCCTGCTGTAGGGATATAAGATGAATCGTCCCATCTAAAAGTTAATTTAGGGATATAAATTGTATGAGTGTTTGATGAAAAATACATCATTTCTCCAAAACTACTTGATATGTTTATTTCTACTGATTCTGGTTGTTTTATAAGAAAACCATTATTAGGAATTCCTGTAGGATATGTTGAACTTAAAAATATACTTGACGAATATTTTTTTACAATATCTGTAACATTAAAATTTGTGTCTAAATTATTTCCTACTAAAAATTGTTGTGTTGCATAAAAATCACTTCCTGTATACCAAGTTCCTCCTCCATGTTCTATAAGATCTGAATTTATAGATCCTGTTGTTCCTTGAGCCCATCCTGAGGTCGTTGTACTTGTACCTCCTTGTATAGAATAATTACTTACAGAAGAAGTAAAAACAGGTTGAGTATTTCCTGTTACAGAACTAGTTGTTATAGTTACATTATGATCACTTCCTAATTCTGATCCTGATAATATTAAAACAGAACCATCACTTACTGCCATCCATGAAGCAGATACTAATGTTATAGAAGAAGAGGCGTTTATTGCTGTTGCTAGATTTGTTCCAAAACCATCTATTGAGTTGCTTATTTCTACAAAAACTTCATTATTATTAGAATCAAATAAAGAAGCAGATACTACAGGAACAAAATCAACACCATTAATAGTTAATTCCATTGCTGATCCTGAGGGGAATTCATTTATATAAATTGATGATGAACCATAAGTTAGTCCAGTAAGAGCTGAAGAACCTGTTGCCCATTTTGTTTGTGTTATATCATTATCTCTATATATCCATGAAGCTCCATTAGATCCCGTAGGGATGTTAGTATATCTACCACTTCCTTCATTAAAAGAATGTGATAAGGGGTAGACGTCTAAATTTAATGTTGTTGTTAAATTTTTATGTTCTGTTGTAAAAAGTTCTAAAGAAGCTGACCAAAAATTTGTTGTATTTACTTTATTTGTAAAAACATCTTGTATATCTGCTGTTGGAAATTTTATTAAAATTCTAGATGGATAATATCTATCTGAATTTAAAGTTCCTCTTTCTTTTACAATTTCAATAATTTCATCATGTCCTGTGTTTAGTTTTTCTCTATCAGGATGTGAATATATTGTTGTGTCTTTTTCTGGAAAAATTGAATAATATGCCATTTTAGTATGTTGTTACTCTTCCTTTAATATCTGTATTTGGGTATTTTACTTCAAAAATACTTGGATCCATTGAAGGATAAATTACCCCTTTTCTTGTACCCCCTTCTATATCATATTTATATTTTGAATAACCTCCTGCTACTCCACTTAAATTATTTATATTAACTTCTTGTACTGCCATTACCCCTTCTACTCCTCCTATTAAATTCATTATTTCGTTTATAATAATAGGTTGATTTACTTGCCATTTATCTATATTGAAATAATTTTTAACTTCTGTAACGCATCTTATTAATACTTCTTGATTATTATAAGATTTAAAAGTAACTATTTCAAAATCAACTCCTATATTAATTACAAAAGCATCTTTAATATTAACAGAATCTGTTAACATTCTATGTTGTTCTAAATAAGTTGCTAGATTTGTTTTTGTAGCATTATTTAAGGTTGTTAATTGTTTTTGTCTATTATATCCTAAAGTATATAAATTTAAGGCTAAAGGGTTTGGTATTCTATTTGGTTCAGTAGTTAAGGGAGATATTTGATCATCTTGAGTTATATATGCTTTTGCTATTTTACCAAACCTACCAGGCATAGATAATGTTCTAACTAAATAATCTTCTTTTGTTACTGTTCTATTTTGGGCAGAAAAAGCTGCCATAGTATTCATTCTTATCTCTTCATTATTATCTCCTCCACCTCCCCCTATAGCTGCTTCTGGGTTTGTTGCTATTACTGATTCTTTTACAAAATTAAGCATACCTAATTTTAAGTTAGGATTATTAGTTAAATTTAAAGTATATCCTTGTGTTATAGTATTTGCTCCTACATTAGATTGTAATCCTCCTCCTACTAAATAATTAACAGTTAATGTTGTATTTGAAGGAGCTTCTCCATAAGTTCCTGTGTATAAAAAATTTGAGGGATCCCAAGCTATATCTAATTTACTTCTTCCATCTTTTAATCCTAATCCTATATTATCTGGGTTTGGTATTATTGTTTCATCATCTTTATCTGAAATTCCTGAACCAAAAGATATTTGAAGGGTTCCATCTGATAAAAACCTAGATACAAATCTTTTTGTTACTCTTTTTACTTTTAAAAGATATGGTGTTTGTTGATTATAAGCATATAAAGAAGGATCATTAGCTGCTGTATTTTCTACATCTTCAAAAACAGTATCTTGTGCCATATAAGGAACTTCTGTCCATGTATTTCCTTCTGCATCTACTATACTATCTATTCCTATTATATTATTATCTGTTAAGTTTAAAGTAAAAAATCTTTGTGCTGCTCCTACAGAGAAAGTTTCTGATTTTGGGTCTGCTTGTATTGCTTTTATTTGTTTTTTTAATAAATAATACGTAGGGTTATCACTATCATCTAATTGATATACACTTACTGTTGTTTCATCTGTAGATGATGAAAAATTAAAATCTATTCTATCTTCTATTCTAAATATAGGTCCTTCTGTTGATTGAAAAGTTGATCCTGGATTTACTTTTAAGCAATAACTAAAATCAGGAGCATATACATTATTAGCGTATTTTGAAGGTATTAATTGATATACATCTAGTGTTGTGTTAGATGTTGTTGTTACTTTTGGTCTATAACCTAAAGCATAAGCTAAGTTATATAAGTTTTCTTTTTCTTGAGCTAAAGCTAAAAATGTTTCTTGTAATTGTGTATCTGTATAAAAAGATAAGACATCTCCTACGTATGCTGCCATTTCTAAAAACATCATACCTGGGGATCCTTCGCTAAAGTCATTATAAGTATTTGGATAATATACTTTAGTAAATTCTATTAGTTGTTGTTTAAAAGTGTTAAAATCTTTATTTAGATATCTAACTTCTTTATCTTGTGTTTTATTTGATATTTTTGAATATGCCATTATCTAAAATTAAGTTGTATTGAGTCTACTTCATTATTTAATAAAAACTCATAAGTTAATCTTATATATAAAGTATGATCATCAGGTATAAGTTCTATTGCTATATTTTTTATTTCTATTTCAGGTATATAAAAGCCTACTTGGTCTTTGATTCTAGATTCTAATTCATCTTCTTTTATTTGGTTTTCAAATAATAATCTTTTTAAACCCACCCCAAAATTAGGTTCATATACTCTTTCTCCTTGTTCTGTTAATAATACATTAATAAGATTGCTTTTTATTTGATCTTGTGTTGTAAAAGATTGATTAAAAACAGCATCTGCGTTATAAGGAAATACCACACCAACAGCAACATTATCGTTTAAGTCTAATGGGTTTATTTTTATTTCCTGTCCTACGTCTTGTATTATTGCCATTTATTATCTTCCTTTTTTATTTTTTATCGCTTGCATTAATTCTCTATAATCTCTTTTTACTACATTTTGTACTGGAGCAGGCATTGCTTCTGTTGGTAATATTCCTGAACTACCAAAAGGATCTGTTGGCGATGCCATTGTTGTTTCAGTATTTGTATCTCCTTGAGCTGTTTCATTTAAAAGATCATTTAAAGCTGGATTTTTTGTGAAATTTTGTTTTTTAAATGGTTTTGTTTTTAAAGGTTCATTTCCCATAATTTTTTCTCTTAGAGAATTTTTTGCTGTTTCCGGAACTTCTACCATTCTTTCTTTATGTTCTACAATAGTTGGTTTTAATTCATCACGTAAATCTTCTTTAAGTGATTTAAGTTCTCTTCTTAAAGAGTAATCTATTTCTTCTCTAACTATTTTTCTAAGTAAATTTTCAAAAGTTTTTGCTTTCATATAAGTAATGTTAGTTTGTTATAAATATAAATTTAGTTTGTTTTTTAATCATCTGCTCTTCTATCGTCAAAATTTTCAGTAAAAGAAGGACGTCCTGGACTACCCATAACTCCAAATCTATTATATCCCACCATTTGAAACTTTGCATTATATATTTTTTCTATTATTTCATTATGGCCTTGATCTTTTAAGTTTTGTAAAATAGCTTCATAAAGAGAAGATAAAGGATCTGAATAATCAAAAGGGTCTTTTTCTTCTAAAGGTATATTATCATTAATATATCCTGGATATCCCATATCTGCTAAGAATTCTTCAGGAGTTTGACCATTTAATATATTTTGAGTGGCTCCTCCTGTATTTGTTCCTGATGAATTATCATTATTTCCTCCGGGATTTGAAGTAGAACAATTATTTAGTAAATTTAGGAATAATGTTTCTAACATTTGTATTAACATGTTAATTAAATTTAAAACTAAAGATAAAGCTGCTATGGCTGCTACTACTATAGCCATAAACTGTGTTGCTATACTTAAAGGTCGTTCTAATGCTTTTTTAAATGATTTAGCTGCTGCTTTTAATATTTTAATAACTCCTTCAGCTGCAGTTGCTGCTTTATCAGCTAAAATTAAGGGTCCTGCTGGGAAAGAAATTGTTCCAGGAAGCATACCTACTCCCTTAATTAGTACTTTTGCTATATTTACTACTACATTTAGTATAGCTATTAATGCCGCTATACCAGCTATAAGGGCTGTTATTTTTGCTATTATATCTAATACTTTTTGAAGTAAATCTCTTAAAGCTTCTAATGCTTTTTTAGCACCTTCTAATGCTTTTTTAATACCATTAATTATATTTTTAAATTTATTATAATTTTTTTCACTTTTGTTAATAGTAGCTTGTGTACAAACATTATTTGTAAACTTATCCATTAATTCATCTTGTGTAGGGAGTTTATTTTTTAATTTTAAAACTCCTTTATTACCTTCTTCTTTAACTTTTTGTTTTACTTTAGATAAAATTTTTTGGTTTTGTATTAATAATCTTTGAAATATTGCTTGCATATTATTATTTTTTTATCTAGATGCTGTATCTGATTTACCATACATATTATCTGTAGGTAATTTAACTCTATCACTTTTAATTTGAGGTATATTCTTTTTTATTATTGATATATCATTTTTAATTGTATCAAATACAGGTGTTCCTCCAGGTACATTAGGTCCTACTGGTGGAGCTTGACAGTAAGGAGGATAAGTAAATTCTAAAGTATATATCATATTTTCTAACATCTCTAAGATTTCGTTTAGTATTGATTCTGTTTGGTCTCCTAAAACTGCATGTTCTCCTGGTTGGTTTTTATCTTCTTCTAAACCTAAATGTATTTTATTTGAATTTACAACAAAATTTCCTTCATCCCCTGTATCAAAATGTATATGATTATTTGCACTAAATGCCATATGTTGATTAGAATATACTAATAAAGAATCACTTTTAGCATTAAATAATAACCTATCAGAATTAATTACTACCTGTTTACCTTCAAATTCATACGGTTGTTTTGGATTTTCCATAATTTAAATTTTTATTCCCATGTTACAAATCTTCCTAATGTATTTTTAAGATGTTCAATAGGTACTGACATTCTCATAGCAGCTCCTGAAGGGTCACTAACTTGAAATGTTGGGAACCCTCCTGTGGTTGAAGGATTATATCCTGATATAACCATCCAATGTTGATTTCCAAAAACATATTTTGCGTTAATTTTCTTTTCGCCAGATTGTCCATATGCTACTATTTTTTCACAATAATCTCCATCTAATTTTCCACTTCTTTTTACCCCACTTTGTTGTTTTTCCCATATTACGGGAATTTTTGCATCTATTTTAGCTACAAGATAATCTACTACAGCCTGTTTGCTTTTAGGTTTACTACTTTTATATTTAGGAGTATAAGATAATCCCATATAATTTCCTACTTTTTTCCATTCTACTAACACTCCTGATCCTTTAGGAGTATTATCATCTTTATCTTTATTTCGAGGTCCCATTAAATCTAAAGGAGTTACTATTCTATTTAATACATAACTTGCTACCATAGCACATGAAGTTAAACAACATCCAGAAGGTCCACATTTTAATGATGAACCATTTAACCATGTTTTTACATCTTTCCATTTTGGATCCATTTGGTTTAATAGAGGTATTTTTAAATTACCTGATTCAGTTACTTGATCAGGAGATATTTCTATAGGTCTTTGAACAATAGATCCATCTGGATTTATAATATCAATAAAAACATCAGTTTCATCTCCTACTGATTCAAGTGATAATATTTCTTCAAAATCATCTTCATCATAATCTCCACTTGCAATTAATTCATCATACAATGATAATTCATCTTTTTCTCCTGTAGCTTCTTCTGGAGGTGGAGGAGGTGTAGTTGTTGTATCTTCTTCTTCATTTACTTGTGCAGATCCTGTATCTTCGGGCATACTTCCCCATGCTGTTTCATCTGTTTCTTCTACAACTTCTGTTGGTTCTGTAACTGTTTCTATAGGAGGATTAGATAATGCTTCTATAGGGTCTTGGATTACTGTAGGTTCAGCTCCCCAAGATTGCCAATTTAAAGATGCTGGTACAAATTTATCTAATTTTTGTGTAGAAGTTAAATATATAGTTGACATATCTCTATTTACATCTTCTACTGTTGGTTCCCATCCTTTATCATCTAATTCATCTGATTGACCATTTCTAATAATAGTAATAGGATCTCCTACTTGACCAACTGTAGACCAATCATTAGGAGTAGGGGCTGTTGCTCCAAACCTTATTGAATTTCCATATCTACCTTCTATAATATGGTCGCCCTCAAAAGGTAATAATGGTTTTGTATTTAGTTGTTCTCTAAAATATAATCCTAAGGGTATTTCTGTAGATTTATCAGTTATATGTCTTACAAGACCCCCAACAGTGTTTGTATAATCTTGTCTTGTTTTATTTTTATCTCCTTCTTGGTTGTAAACATCTGGATTAGGTAAAGCATTATGATGTGAATGGTTCCAAATATTAAGATTAGGAAAATAATAGGGCATAAAAGTATCTTTATCTATATCTTTTCCTGTAAAAGATCCTACTAATACTATTTCTCCTTTTAAAGGATAATATTTGTGATTAGCATATAAGGGTCTAGCTCTATTTAAAGATGTTATTATTCTTCCCTGTCCATCAACTTTTTGATCTGATTCTAATTGAGGATTATCTACTAATTCATCTACTCTAAGATAAAGTATTGTACCTAAACTATCCCAACCTCCTAAAGATTCTGCCATTGGGTGATCCATGTCTAAAATAATATCTATTACTTTAACAGGTACTAAACCACTACCTTTACCGTTTTTATTGGTATTTTTAAATTGATTTATTTCTGGCATTTATTTTTTAGGTTGTTCTATTTGTTTAGGTTCTTCAACTGTTTTAGCTATTTCTTCAGCTACATCCATTAATTGATTCATTTCAGCTTCTGTTAATAAGCCACTATCTCCACTTAAAGTTGTTCCTGTAGATAAACGTTGAACAATAGCTGCCATTTTTATTAATTGGTCGTCATTTTTGACACTAATTTCCATATATTCCTTTATTAAAGGAACTATGACAGTA